TGGAAGTCGATAAGAAATTCATTGGTTCGATGGATTTTGAGTGTTATACACGGGACTTTGGTAATGTAAAAGGCACTTATGTCTGCACAATTGATAACTATCATCATGATCCAGACTACGTTGACTGGGCAACGAGTGAAAATCCTGCCGAACATAAGTCTCATAACCTAATTGAACTTGAAAATGGGCAGTATGCACTGTATCCAAACAATAGATTACGTATTTTTGATAATAGTTTGACACCTGTCGAACCAAAAATGCCTGATTTTAAGGTTTCAACTCAATATTATCAAGTTGAAAATGGATTTGAACGACTTGGAATGGGACGTGAGGACGAATATTTCTGGAAAACTTCTAAAGAACGCGAAGAAGAAGAGGAAAATAAATAGAAGTATAGAATATTAATGAACATTTCATGAACATAAGGAGACATCATGGGTAATTCACCTGTCGATAGAAATTCTAACTATATGAGAGAGATGTGGGGAACCACAAAACTCGTTACTGACTACTATCAAAATGAAAAAATGACTTCAGAACACGATTTTCTAGATAATTTGGCAAATCATCAGCATCAAAAGATGCTTCGTGAGATTTCAAATGATGATATCACTCCAAAAAAACGTGATACTGTGAATCAAGAGGACCTTTATGAGAAAATAGAAGATAATACAGAATTATTCTGAATAGGGTATAAATAAAATTAAATAAAGTCTCAATATTATCGTGGTTCAGAGGATATCCAGAGCATTTAAGGACATTAGTCTATCATTTGATAGACATCCTATAACTAATGATATCCTCAATATTAAAAATGAGGATGCAATTAAGAAAGCAGTGCGTAATATTGTGCGAACTGTGCCTAGTGAGAGATTTTTTAACCCTATTTTTGGTTCTGACGTAAAGACTAGTTTATTTGAATTTGTTGATTTTGGTACTGCATCCGAACTTGAAGATCAGATTTTAGTTGCAATTGAAAACTACGAACCAAGGATAAGCAATATTCAGGTTAGAGTAGATCCAAATGCGGATAGAAACGAATTTGAGGTCTTCATATCCTATAATATCGTTGGACAAGAGGTTCCACCACAAAAATTTTCATTCATCCTAGAGGCAACCAGATAAAATAATGCCTTTTACTAAGTTTACCAATCTAGATTTTGATCAGATAAAGACATCTATTAAAGATTATCTTCGTGCTAATTCCGATTTCACGGATTTTGACTTTGAAGGATCTAACTTTTCTGTTCTGATCGATACGTTAGCATATAATACGTATATTACAGCATTCAACTCTAATATGGTTGCTAATGAATCCTTCTTGGATTCAGCAACTCTTAGGGAAAATGTTGTTTCCCTAGCAAGAAATATTGGTTATATCCCCAGATCAAAAACCGCAGCAAAGGCAACAGTTAGTTTTACTATAGACGTATCGACAACTGCCTCTCAGTTGATCCTGAAGGCAGGTCTAGTGTGTGTTGGGGCAGTTGATAACAGTGCATATACTTTCTCTATTGCAGGCGATGTGAGTGCCAATATCGTCAATAATCAAGCAACATTTACAGATTTAGAAGTTTTTCAGGGAACCTACCTAACAAAAGAGTTTATTGTAGATACTTCCCAAGATCAAAGGTTTATTTTAAATAATCCCAATATTGATACATCAACTATCAAAGTAAGAATTGGGACAAAAGAATATAAGCAAGTAGATAATATTATTACTGTTAATAAAGAATCTGAAATTTATTTGATTCAAGAAGTTGCTGATGAGAAATATGAACTTCTTTTTGGTGATGGAATTATTGGTAAGAAATTGTCATCGGGTGATGTAATCCAAGTTTCTTATATCGTAACTGATGGTGAGAATGGTAATGGTCCATCGTTGTTTACGTATTCTGGAACGACCACCGATAGCAATGGTCTTTCTGTTTCACCATCAGCAACACCATCATTAACAACCACTGAGAAGGCGATAGGGGGCGGCGCAATTGAACCAATTGATTCAATCAAATACTTTGCACCTAGAGTATATTCGTCGCAGTATCGTGCCGTTACAGCAAAGGATTATGAGGCAATCATACAACAGGTATTCCCAAGCACTGAATCAGTTGCTGTTGTTGGTGGTGAAGAATTAGATCCACCAGAATTTGGTAAGGTTGTCATTAGTATCAAACCAAAAAATGGTTTTGCTATCTCCGACTTTGCAAAAACACAAATTTTAAATGATTTAAAACAATACACTGTATCTGGTGTCAAACAAGAATTATCAGATCTTAAACTACTATTTGTTGAACTTGAGAGTGATGTCTTTTATGATCCTTCTAAGATTACTGACATTGCATCATTGAGGTCTAACATTATAGCATCTCTAACCAAACATTCCAAAACTGTTGATATGAATAAGTTTGGGGGAAGATTTAGATATAGTAAAGTTCTTCAAATCATTGATAATGTAGATACTTCGATTACTTCTAATATCACTAAAGTGAAGATGAGAAGAAATATGAATTGTATTACTAATACATTTGCACAATATGAGATTTGTTTTGGTAATAAGTTCTTCAAAAAATTAGATGGTTCTAGTATCAAGAGCACCGGTTTTAAAGTTGCTGGTGAATCAGAAACAGTATACTTCTTAGACGTTCCATTAGAAAATAGTGATATTGGAATTCTTACAATTGTTAAACCAACACTAAATCCAGACACTTTCGAAGTTGTTAAAAAATCAATTGGAACGGTTGATTATAAGAAAGGTGAGATTATTGTTAATACAATTAATATTGTTTCAACAGATCTACCAGAGAACGTTGTAGAGATTCAAGCACTTCCAGATTCGAATGATATTATTGGTTTGAAGGATTTATATCTCATCTTTGATGTCTCGAAAAGCACTATAAATATGGTTAAGGATACGATTGCTTCTGGAGAACAAATTTCTGGAGTGAACTTCCCAGTGAAATCAAGTTACTTAAACGGAAAAATAACAAGGTAATAGAGAGGAAATATGATTACTACTGGTTTTGATGCTAGGGTAAAAGTACAGCAAGTCATTGATAGCCAATTACCAGAATTCATTTTAAATGAAAACCCTAAAGTTGTAGACTTTCTTAAACAATATTACACGTCTCAGGAATTCCAGGGAGGTGCGATTGATATTGTCGAGAATTTAGATCAGTATCTAAGTCTTAATAATTTAACTCCAGAAATTTTAACTGACCATACATCAGTAACTTCTGATGTTACGTCTACTGATACTACAATTAATGTAACAACTACAGGTGGTTTTCCCAAAGATTATGGTCTTTTCAGACTAAATGATGAGATTATTACCTATACTGGAATAACCACAAATAGTTTTGTGGGTTGTATTCGTGGATTTAGTGGTATTACCTCTTATAGAGATCGTCTAAATGCAGAAGAATTAGTATTTGAATCTTCAGCAGCAGATTCTCATACTACAGGAACTCAAGTTAAAAATATAAGCTCACTATTTCTCAAAGAATTTTATAGAAAACTAAAGTATCTTCTTGCACCTGGATTTGAAGATGTTAGTTTTGAGAGTTCACTTGATGTAAACAATCTCATCAAGCAGATTCGCAACCTGTATCAAAGTAAAGGAACCGAAGAATCTTTTAGAATTCTATTTGCAATCTTATATAATGAAGTTCCTAAAGTTATTAACCTAGAGGACTTCCTTCTAAAACCCTCTTATGCAGAATTTATAAGAAGAAGAGTTCTTGTTGGTGAACAAATTTCGGGTAATCCGAATAAACTTATTGGTCAAATGATCGGTAATTATCGAGATACTGCTACTGGTCCAGTATCAGAAGTTGAAATTATTACTAGAAATAAAAAAACATTTTATAAAATTCAACTTTTCTCTGGATACAATGAGAAAAGTCTCATTGAAGGAACGTTTAATATCACACCAAATAGTTTAATCTCCGATAGTATTTCTATTGGATCTTCCGTAGTTAGTGTAGATAGCACTATTGGGTTTGGTCAAACTGGTATTATAAGCGTTGAAGGTCAAAAGATAGAATATAGAGATAAGAGTATCAATCAATTCTTTAATTGTAGTGGAATTACTTCTGCGATTACACCAGGAACTCTTGCATATTCACAAACTGACACTATCTATGGATATGAAGATGGAGATACATCAAAGAGAGTAGATCTCAGAGTTACTGGTGTAATGTCAGATATTGAGGATAAAGATCAATATACTTTACTATTCAATGATGATTTAATTAGTGTTAAAAATCTTGGTGATAGTATTGTTAATAATGATGAAAATTATAAGCAATTTGCTTTCAATACCTGGATTTATAATACTAGAACACGATATGAAATTGAAAGTTTTTCAAATAACACAGTAACTTTATTTGAAACTGCAGATAAGTCAAGTCTTAAGAAAAATGATTCTGTAGATATTTTAGATAGAAATGCCGAAAATATTGTAGTATCCAATGCCGTTGTTACTTCTGTAAATGGAAAAGAAGTTCAGATAAATCAATCGATCAGTGCTGCATCTAATAGAAGTTTGAGCATACGTAAAAGATTTAACTATGCTACTTCATCTGGTATTCAATTAGAATCTGATAAGATTTTGACTAATGTTCAAAATACTTATAGTGAAAAACCTAGTGGGATGTATGTTGCATCAAATTCACTTCCAGATTATGAAATAACGAAAGAAATTTCAGAAGCAACAATTGCTATTACACCAACAACAAATTTAAATAATATTTACCAAGGATTTTTCCCAACTCTTGGCACATATTCTACATTATCATTTGCCAATGATGTTCCATTCCTGACTGGTGATGAAGTAATTTACACCGGTGATGGGGATAAAATTGTTGGATTGGAATTTGGTAGAGTCTATTATGTTGAAGTCATAAGAGATACTAATCCTGTTAGAACGAATAGAATTAAATTATATAATGCACGATCATTTATTGGAACTAGTCAACATGTAGGATTGGAAGATACTGCGTTTACTACTACAACAAATCACACATTTACTTTAAAACAACATTATAGTAAAAATTTAAAAGCAAAGAAATCACTAGTAAACTTCCCACTGATTCCAGATATTAAATCTGGAAAGAATACCCCAACAGAACCAGGTTCTATCGGTTTGATGATTAATGGTGTTGAAATTCAAAACTATAAATCTGATGATAGAGTTTACTATGGTCCTTTAGATAATATTAAAGTTTTAAACGGTGGATCAGATTATGATGTCTTAAATCCACCCCAACTTGTAATTTCTGATTCTGCTATTTCAACAGGAACAACCGCAAGAGCACAGACAGTTGTTACTGGTACAGTTAAAAGAATTATTGTTGACCCACAAGACTTTAGTATTAATAGAGTTTTATCAACAACCATAGAAGGTGGTAATGGTAAAGATGCTGTTTTGGAGGCAGTTGTTTCCAAACAGTTCAGGGAGATGCCTTTTAATGCCTCTAGAGTTGGTGTTGCATTAACCGGTGGTATTGATATTACTAACGATGCTCTAACGTTTGAAAACTTTCATAATTTAATTGATGGTCAAAGACTTGTTTACAGTTCTAATGGCAACTTACCTCTTGGTATTGGACTCTTTGGTGGATCTAATACAAATCAAAACGATAATTTGGTAAATGGTGGAGTTTATTATCCAGAGATTATTAATACAAAATCCATATACCTATACAAAAATTTATCTGATTATTCTGCTGGTATTAATACAGTTGGTTTTACTACTGTCAATACTGGTGGTATTCATAAATTTAGAACATTCGATGAGCAAAATGTTGTTTCTGAAATTAAGGTATTAAATCCTGGTTCTGGTTATACCAATAGAAAACTCAGAGTTCATCCAATTGGTATATCTACAATCACAAATATTATTAAATCAAAAGATCATGGATTTAATGATGGAGATTTAGTCAATTATAGATTCCAAAATTCTGCTGTTTCTGGTCTTTCCAGTTCCACACAATATAGAATTTTAAAATTAAATGATTCTGAGTTCCAGATTGCGGAAGCAGTTGGTGGGGCAAGAACAAATTATAATAGAAAAAACTATGTAAGTTTTGGTTCTACTTCTGGTGAAGGATATCAAATATTCTCATATCCACCAATTCAAGTCAAGATTGATGCAGAATTTACTGCAGGATCTGGTGGTATTAATACTATTTTTACAACTCCAGTTGTTCGTGGTCAAATTACTAATGTATATGTTTATGAGAAAGGATCTGACTATGGATCAAACATTTTAAACTTCCACAGAAATCCAAAAGTTGTTACAAAAATAGGTCAAGGTGCTCAACTAAGACCTATTATTAAGAGGGGATATATTGTTGCAGTTGAAGTTCAGAATGGTGGAAAGTTCTATGATGCCGCACCAGATCTGGAAATTAATGGTGATGGTGTTGGTGCTGTATTGAGAGCAGTTGTAAGAGATGGTAAAGTTATTGATGTAATCATCATCAATAGAGGAACAGGATATGATCAAAATAATACAAGTATTAATGTCAAACCACCTGGTAGAAATGTAGTTTTAGAATCAAACATTAGACATCTTCGGGTCAATAACTTGAAGAGATTTTCTGATGAACTACTTACAAATTATGAAGATAGTTTATCTTATGGTGTTGTTGGTTATTCGACCGATAGAGATGGAGAATCTTTCTTAGATTCAATTTCAGAAGATGAACACTCCAAAGTTATTGGATGGGCAAACGATGGTAATCCAATTTATGGGCCATATGCATTTTCTGATCCTAATGATGATAACTCAGCAACTAGACGATTAGTTAGTGGTTATGTTGATGCATCTTCTGATATCAATAATCGACCATCTTTTGATGTATTTGAATCTGGATATTTTATTGAAGATTTCAAATTTAATGATAGTGGTGATTTAGATTATCATAATGGAAGATACTCCAAAACTCCAGAATTCCCTGATGGTGTATATGCATATTTTGTTGGTGTATCTACAAATGCAGTTACAGGAAAATTAGATCCAGAATTCCCATATTTCATTGGTGATACTTATAGATCACAAGTAATTACTGAGAAATTAGATCAAACGTTTGATTTTAATAAATCAAATCTTGTTAGGAATACATTCCCATACAGAACAGCAAAACAACATTCAGGAAGTGATTTTCTATTCGAATCAAATTCTCCTGTCGACCAAACAACTGTCGTTGAATCTGCATCTAAAGGTTCAATTGAATCTTTTGTAATCCTAAATTCTGGTGATGATTATAAAGTTGGAAATTCTTTAAATTATAATAATGCTGGCACTGGTGGTGGTGGAGCAGCAGCAGAGATATCCAGAGTATTCGGTAGAAAAATTAACGAAATTTCTACAGAATATCTTAAATATGAAAATTCTATTGTTGAAAGAGAAAATTCAGAGACTCTTAGAATATACACCAATACAATTCATGAATATTTGAATAAAGATACTATTCAAATATCTGGTATTTCGACCCATGTTGAAGGTCTAATCGGATCACATGTAATTGGTGTTTCTTCCAACATAACAAGATTAGCAGATTATATTTCAGCAGATCAAGGTATATCAACAGATATTTACGTTTCATCACTCTCACCTGTAATTGGATCTGGAACTTCTATTGGAATTGGTAGCGAAACCTTTAGAGTTCTAAACGTATTTGCTGATGAAAATATTTTACGTGTTAAGAGAGGTAATGTAGGAGCATCTCATACGTTTGCTGATTTAATCAGTGTAAATAATGATTATTTTACAATTCCAGTAAAATCCGAAAAAGAAATAGATTCTAAAAAGAACTACAGTGTATATTTCAACCCTTTTGAATCTATTGGTGTTGGACTACAAACTGGAACTGATGCATCTCT